AAATCGTCAATTCACTAACTCCATTATCTTCATCATGGACTACTGCAAAATTATGTGGGATGTTTGCTAACTGCTCATTGTATTTTTGATTCTTAAAACCAAATTTACGTTTCATCTGTTTCATTTGTTTTCTCGCCTCCTTCAGATTCGGTTAGTTTCGTATAGTTTTTCGTAATATGATGTGTATTTAAGTTAGGATCATCAGAAACTTCATATCCTACTTCTAATCGGATTTCATTTCCTGTAAATGCACTTGAAGAAATAAGCTTATCAATGCTTGTTGCAAGATCAAAAATACTTTGATACGAAACGGCTTTAATTTCAATTTTTTGCCCTTCAAGATATTCATTTTGTTCAAAGAATTTTACATTTCCTTCGTCTGTAATCTTTTTTAATAACGGGTTTACTGTGAAAAGCATGTAATTTTTTGTTTGCTTTTCTACATCAGCCATTTCCCCATATAACAAAGCCGTTGGAATACCAATAGTCATTGCAACTTGATTAAGAAAACCGTTTGTTACTTTGTTTATTTCATCCACACTTTGACCAGAATTCCCACCACTTGATGTTTCAGCGTATTTGAATCCAGGTTGTTGTGGAATTATAGCAACGTCTTTCTCTCCAATAGCTTTATACATGTTATCAATGAATTCTTGTAGTTTTGCTTGATGCTTTTCACTTTTTGCTGCAACCATATCCATATCAACAGTTCCACGAATTTGATTTTTCCGCTTTTGAGAATTTAATATCCTGCCGAACAAATCACCATAGTCAGCAAACAGCCCATCGATTAACGGTATTAACTTATCATTCCGATATTTTAAATGAATAACTTCACTTTGTTTAAAACTTCTCTTAAATTGATAATCTTTTACGACAACATTTGTAAAAGTATCTTCAAAAACGGCATATTCATTATGCTCAAAATCATCCGCAATTAGTAAATCACCATCATCAGTTTGTATAATTAAAGCTTCGTTATCATAAATAAGTTTGTAAATATACTTTTCCCAAAAGGTGCTTGCTGTCATATTCTTATTTGGTCTAACATTTAATCGATAATAAAGTTCGTTTTTTTCAAATTCTTTACCATTTCTCACTCTAAATTCTGACTGACTAATAGTTCGACCTAAAAAAGAAATACAAGTATCAATAGCAAGTCGTTTCATGTGGATTCGATTTGCTTTTTCTATAAACATTTCTATATCAAACATAAAGCCTACTTCACTATTTCTTTTAAATACTGAATCTAGCCATCCAATGATTATCACCTCCTTTATTAGAATTTAATACCATCTAGCATAAAGTCGAATTCATCCACGAGAATGTTATCCGCTTGCCATAATGCATGGATAAAAGCTTGAAATCCATCTGTTTTGCGCTTAAATTCATCTTTTTTCAGATATTCTTTATTGCCGTCTTTTTTAATGTGGACGTAGACATTATTGGTGTACCAACGCATTAATGGATTATCACCAAAAATAATGCGATTGTTTGCAAATAACGTTTCGACCCTTGGTGCTAATAACGAATGAATAGCTTTTGGATTACGAATATACAACAATATGAAACCTTCAGCTTCAAGCGCTGTTTTAACTAGGTCAAGACGGAAAGTATCGGCTACTATTGTATTAACACCGTATAATTCACGCATTTTTACAAACCAATCAACAATGTGGGAGATATTAATTACAGGTTCATCCACAATAGTTAATAAGCCATTTTCAGCCCATTCATAAATAGGTGCTTTTAATTTCACTTTGTCCAAGAATCCTTTACGTACAAATGAATGACCTTTCCATATATAATCTTCACCATGTTTAAATAGTAAACCGACCGCCGCAAAGTCTTTGATGCTAGCGAAGTCGAGCCCGCCCACAGCTACTTTGTGTTTTAAATCTGGAACTACTCTGAGGGTTTCCCCATCTTCTTCAAAACCTGTACGCATTATCTCTTCCCATGAAGCTACAGACTTTGTTAGATCTGTTTCGGGATAATTCATACGTTTTGTTATAAATTCTTCACGGTTTGAAGGATTATTTTCTAATTGTTTATATTGAGTTAATACCTTTTTAAATAATTGTTTAGCATAAGAACTTCTTGGCTCACTAAACATCGGATTCGCTTTTTCCCATACATCAGGATTATCAATTTCTTCTGGATTATCTATCTTGCAAATGAAAGGAAATAATGGATCTTCTAAATCTTTCCCCTTTAGAATGTTCATCGCTCGCTCTTTCGTCTTGTCCAGGAATCCGTCGCGGACAAAGCCATCTGTACCAATAAAAAATTCTCTAGCATTTGGCACTTTTCCAAGTCCACTAGAGAATACATTTACTACATCAAAGTTTTCATATCGATGTATTTCATCATAAATAACACAACCGTCACGAAGTCCATCCTTAGAACCAGCATTAGATGTATGATATTGCATAATGCTTTGGGTATCGTTACTCAGTATCTCTACCTTAGTTCGATAAAACATGTCTTCTAGTATTTCTTTTCCTTTAATAGCATCATAGACTTCACGAAAAGAAACTTTAGCTTGCTTCTCGTTGTTAGCCACAATTGAAACATTGTATCGATCTATTCCGTGTAATGGACTAATAAAGAAATGGCATAATGATGAAATTAAACCATTTTTACCGCCACCACGAGCCATCATAATTAAGAATTGCTCGTAAAAAACAGAATCATCTTCTTCATAAAATAGAAAAACAAATGCGGTTAAAAACTTCTGAAATGGTTGTAATTTAAAATACCATTTCTCTGTAAACTTTATATAATCATCATGCATTTCATTATCAAAATACAGATCATCACGTATTAAAATGTATTTCTCTAAGTAATCAATTAGCATTATGCGCTCTTTATTTAGCTTAATTTTTCCCGCTCGATACATTTCAATATATTCAGTTACATATTCATTTTGAATCATGTTAAATCTCTAGCTGAGCGCACAGGTTTTGAAGGGACTTTCTTTTCTTCTGCCGATGCTTCTAATCCAAGTGCATCTAAAATCTTTATCATTCGATCGTTAGTTTTATGTAAATCATTAATAGAAGGATTGGATTTCGGACCATGCATGCCAGACACTTTTATTCCTGTTTCTTCAATATCATCAACAAGAACACACTTTAAATCCCACAACGATAAATAGTCTTGAATTAAATCAGTATAATGATTACCTACAATCCTTTTTTCTTTCAATTGATTTGTTAGATCCTTTTCAATCCTTTTTCTCATTGTTTCACGCTTCACTCTAGCCACAATATCCCTCCCTTCCGATTTACATCGTTTTCCAATTTGATATAACGCGCGAATTTGCTTATAAATTTGAAAAATCGACCCCCTCCTCCGGTGCCCCTTAGAGCAATTTTTAATGAAATATTTTAAGGGGGGGTGTTATTTTTGTTTTATTTTTACCATTTCTCATCATGTTCCCATTTGTTTTGTTTCTTTTCGTACATTCTTCCATGTTCTTTGTTATGACAATTCACACAGACTGTTTCGAGGTTATCTATATTAAGTGCAAGCTCTGGATGATATTCTAGTTCTTTGATATGATGGACAACGAGCTGTATCTTCTTACGCTTTGCACTCTCACTGTACTCATTGGTATCCGTTTGCACTCGACCTTTACGTTTACATTCCTGGCACTCATAGTTGTCTCGCTTCTTTACTTGTTCGCGTGTACTCTTCCACTCACCACTATCATAGAACTTACGCTTCTGTTGTTTGGTTTTGTATTCTTTATTCACAACAACCACCAGCATATAATTGTCGTTCAGCTTCTTGTAATCTCAAAATACCTTGAACCTTTTCTACATCACAGTTATTAATTAATAAGCAATACTTCTTTACCTTGGTTAAATCATATTGCACACGATATACATCTTCACTTGTATCAGCGATTTGCACATCATCTTTTAACTTCAATGCTTCAATTAGTTCCTTTGTAGAAAACTTAGATAGAACCTCTACCACATCTTTATGTACAACTTTTTCTACAAGCATTCCATTCACCTATCCTCACTCCTTACTTTAGACACATGCATTCTACTTCTTCCACAATAGGATGATTATGCTGAATGATTTCAGTATTGCAACGCTTATTATCAGATGGTACATGTTCAATATGAATGTACGCTTGATTAATCTTATCCATCGATTGTGCTTCCCAATCAAATGCAACACGTAACTTCCTATCTATCTGTTTGCCTTTGTAATGAACCATTGGCACAGCATCTATATCTGTTATTGTAATTGTTAATAAAGGTTCTACAGTCTCGTTAGATTGTTTATACTTCTCTAACTTAAACACATCTACAAACGCACCATTACATTTCGGACAAACAGTAACTTCTTGATATTCATCTTCTGGTGCTTGATAAGTTTTAATTTGATAGTCACAAGCTAAACAACATCTAGAAACTTTACTCATCTATTCTCACTCCTTACTTTCTTCTAAGAATGAATCGATAAGCTTACTAATTAAACTGATATCAGCTTCTTTCTTTGCCTTACGTGTTGTGTTATCAGCCAATGCTTCCACTTCTTTAATTACCTGTGGTAACTTCTCTACGTCAACATACTCTTTAAGTTCTTCCGCTTTGATACCTGAAAGTATTGAGCCGATAGCAATTGCTTTCTCAAGTTTAGTTAATTGCATCCATACTCAACTCCTTTCTCCATCTGTCTCTTTCCAGTAATTCTTTTATTGATGTTTGCTCCAGATATTCCACAGAATAAAACATTGGTTTGTCGCCATACAACTTGTAATACTTAACATCTATTCCGGCTTTTTGGCGTGCCTTCTCCAGAGGTTTAAGGTATTTGATGTATGCCTTCTTATCAATAGGTATAAGACCAAGCCCAGCAATTTTACCGTTTAAAACGCTGTCCATCTATCTTCACTCCTTAATTGCTATTGGTTTAATCAAAAGTGTTCCGCTCGAATATTCCTGTTTTCTTGAATTTCAGATACACGATCGGCAATCGCCTTCCCATTTAAAGTAACAGGAACATTCACTATTCCTCCCCTCGATAAACCAGAAAACTTATTAGTTAATCTCTCCAACCTCTCTAACGCTTCCACACATTCATTAGCAACTTCCGTTACTTCCCTCATTTGCTTTAATGCTTCTGATGTATCAGCATCAATATTAATCTTTAATTTGTTATTAGCCATCCCTTTCGTCCTCCTCCAAAATAAAAAGCACCCGAATGGATGCTTTAACAAGTTATTTATTCAATTTCCTTAATTAATTTATATAATTCATCCCCAGCCGGATTTCTTTCAAAATTAACACTATCATTATCAAATGTAACCGGTCCTAAAGTTAAAATTTGAAAACTATTTATTCGCATTAAAGAAGACCTAAGTGTTTTATATTCCTCACTTTTCATAATCCTTTTCTCTTCTTCTATCAAACGTGCTTCTACTTGTGAAGAATTATTTATCAATTGTTCATATTCTTCTTCAGATATAATTAGCAGTAAACGCGTAGTATTTACCCTCGTTTTTTGAGGATAAGCCTCAAAATGTGAATATATTTTCTTAAAGCTATCAATATCCCAATTATTCATGTTTTTTAGACCATTAATAAGAATCCAATCATTATAATTAAATTGTCGTTCCGCTTTCATTACTTGCCCAGCTATAATTCCTAATAGCTTCGAGGAAGTATCTGATACAGTTTTTGTTGCTTCCTCTAGAATATCTAAAACTAAAAGTCTATTTACATTTTTATTTAATAACTCATTTAGTTTTTGCAAATCATCAGAAGTAAGTTCTTCTCGAGAGAGAAGCTTCATCCCTAATCCTTGAAGAAATTCTTTACACTTGTTCTCTCTTCTTTTATTCATCCAGTTATTTGCTAAACGCACATAAGGACTATATTCAGAAAGTGTATCAACTAATTCATGACCATTCTTTAATAAATCTCCTACCGTTTCAAATACATCATCTTGTTTATTTATTAAATCTAATGTGTCCTTAATACTCATCCTATTCACTCCTTTATTAGAAATTACTTCCAACATTATATCACAGCATTTCTATACAGGAATAAATTATAAAAAGAACAACCTTATACCAGTTGTCCTTTCATCAAAATCGTATGTTATTACTAAAAATACGGTAAATGAAGTTTTATTCTTCTTCCAATCACCTAATGTCGCTACGCTCTTCTGCCCCAACATTATTAAGTAACTGGAAGAAGAGCAAAAAGCCCTTCTCCGTTTACACAACGTAAATTGCAATTGAATGTAAAAACAAGAAACGACTATCCATCCAATCTGCAACCATCGCCACCGGTTATGACGATCCATTTTCAGAGGAATTTTGCAAGCAATGTTTTCCGCCACTACTCACAATACAAATATATCACGTTGATTCCAAAACAACCGGCACATTTACTGCCAAAAAGCGGTCACGACTCTGCCACTTATTTATTTTTCATCCACCCCTAAGATTCTCTTAAATTCTTCCTCGATTCTCCCTTTTAATTTAGGAATGTCTTCATCCATATACTTCCGCATTTCTTCTTTAATTTCTTCTTCTCTTTCCAAATCTTCCTCTGAAGCTGTAAATCTTTGAAGATAAAAAGTATGTATTGGTACTATAACGTTTGCTAACTTTTCATGCATCGATTCGAATAATTTACAAATATCTTCTGAAAAATAAATTCGATTAACTTGATAATCGGTATGAAACTTTGTTGATTTAGGCATTAATTTGTTTGTTTGTTCCCTTATTCCTTCTATATTGGCTCTTTCCACTTCCCACTTTAAATTCCTTACGTTTCGATCTATTTCGAATAATATGTTATACAATTGTTTAATTGTTTCTGTTCTATCCCCATGTAATTTACTAAATACGATTTGGTAGTTATTGTTCATTCTTTGCAACTCTGATTTATATTCTTCTAACTTTTTATTGAGCGTACTTTCAATTCCTTTCTTTACAAAATAAGTTGCAACCCCTGCTCCTCCTGCGCTACTTAACACCCAGCCCCATATATCTGACCAAACAATATCCATATATGTGTTTCTCCCTTCAAACCCACTTATATTTTATAGTACTATATATCAATCATCAGTCACATACTCACTTACCCATATGTTCTATTTTGTGTAACTAAGCCAAACGCTACAGCCCTTGATATTCATAGCTTCATAACACTTCCTCTTTTGAGTTACACAACACAATAAAAATGAGTAACTGTATAGAATTAAAAAGAAAAAAGCAATGATTAGATTTTAAACCTAGTCATTGCTTTGTCCATTGCATCTTGATTTACTCCAATATATCGTAATGTTACTCGTTGACTCGAATGATTAAATATCTCCATTAGCAAGGCTATATTCTTTGTCTGCATATACATATGGTATCCGAATGTTTTACGTAGTGTATGTGTTCCGATCTCATCTAAGCCAAACTCTGCTGCTGTGGTACTAAGTATTTTATATGCCATACTTCTTCCTATTGGTCGATTCTTTCCTTGTCTGCTCTTGATTAGATATTCATGATCTTCCATCTCTTCGATATACCATTTCAATTCTCTTCTTAATGCTGCGGTAATCTGAATTCGTTTCTGCTTACCTGTCTTCATTTCACGCATTGAGATATGACTTCCCTTTAAATCTCCAGCCTTTAGTTTTAGAATGTCACTAATTCGTAAGCCTGTATTAATCCCCATTACAAACAAGATATAATTTCGCTCACTCTTTTCTTTTAAATACTCTTTAATTTGTTGTATTTGCTCTGGATCACGTATTGGCTGAACAAAGTTCATTATTCATTACCTCCAGTTTCTTCAGTCTCATAAACTTCTAATCTAAGAGCAAAAGCTAAATTATAAAACGCCCTGGACTTCCAACGGCGATATGTACGTTCAGTCATTCCAATTTCGTTATAAATCATATAATCGCATACATCCTCTTCTTCTAAATAACGTTTACTAATAATATCTCTTTGAATTCTTCCGGCATTGCTATTACCTAAACGATTTAAAAACTGATCGATACGAAATGACATTTTCTTAATCCACTCTTCTCGTTCACTTTGTTGTATATTAGCCATCGCTACATCTTCTAATGGCTTTCCAACATCATTTGTAGGTCCGTGATATCTAATTTCATAAGAAGGAGTGACTTTCATTTCTTCACGCATCATTCCAAACTGTCTATATAAACGTACATTTTCGAGAACACCTTCTAATTTTTTCTGTGTTGCTGCTCTATCGATTTTTGGTAAGAAAGATAATTGTATAGTCATGTAAGACCACTCCTTTTTATTTTTTATTACTTTTGTCTTAATGCTCCACGCCTACGCTCATAACAAGGTCTATGCATCCCCATTAAATCCTCAATTTCACGAGTGCTTAATTTCTCTTTTCGTTTTTTCTTATTTTTCTTCTTAGCTTGTTTTGATTTCTTTTTCCATTCACGTAATTGATCTTTTAATACCTTCATTCCCCATTTCCCCTTTCAAAAATAAAGAGGACACCATTTCTTAAAACAGCTTTATCGCTGCTCTAAAAATTGGTGTCCTCTAGTTTTCTAGCCGGACTATATTTACTTTTCATTCATTTTAAAATTAGTCATTTCTGTCATAAAAACAGTGATGTTTCGAGGTGTTCCGGTAACAATTATCTGCCCTAAATCAACAGTCACTTCATCTTCTTTTCGAGATAGATTTATTATAGTTTCTGCCTTCTTATTAATGATTCTTAATTTGCTTAGTATTTTAAAAGTTAGTTGCTTCATATGAATTTCTCCTTTTCTTATAAAATGAAATTTTTATACTAACCTCTTTGCTATTTCATAAATGACTGGTACAGTCACTGAGTTTCCTGCTTGTTTAAACAGCTGCACATCACTGTTTACTTCTCTCGCTTTATCAAACGCCCAATCAGGGAATCCCTGTATACGAAACGCTTCCCTTGGTGTAATTTGCCGCCATCTCCCTTTATCTAGGACAGCTTGTGAACATTGAGTATCTATCGTTTGAAAATATCCTCGTCCTACCCGACCACGTCTTGTATTTGATCCAGGAAAAGCGAAATTAATAACATCATTTTCACCTGCGTAATCATACCCTTGAACAGTATTATTAATTATTTTGAATCCTCCTGTTCTTGGTAACGGAGTTGCTGCAATAGTTCTTCTGATAGGAAATACTTCTCGTCTGCTGTGTCCTCTAAGATGTCCGATAATAAATACTCGATCTCTGCTTTGGGGAACTCCGAACTCTCTAGAATTGAGTAATTCCCATTCGCAGTCATACCCGATTTCGCCCAATTCAATTTGGGCTTTGAGAAAGTCCCATCCTCCGTTAACTGAGAGAAAATTTTTAACGTTTTCAATGAATAATTTTTTAGGTAATCTTTCGGGACTCCATTCTTTTGTTTGGCGTAATAATTTAGTAACTGCAAAGAATAAAGAAGATCTTTTCCCATCAAATCCTTGTGTTTTTCCTCCAATTGAGATATCTTGACACGGGAATCCGAAAGTCCAGCAGTCGGATTTAGGAATGTTTCTATAGTCAATTGTTGAAATGTCATTCCATGTCCACTCCTCTTTAGTATCATGAATTGCTTCGTAACTTTTCCTAGCAAACCTGTCCCATTCTACAAATCCAAGGCACACATGTCCTGCTTGCTCCATGCCTAATCTAAAACCGCCCAGCCCTGGCAAATAAGTCTATAAAAGTAAGACTCATATCACCACCTCGCTTTCTATTAAAATAGCGTTTTTGTTTTAATTTCCAGTTACCTTATCAAACAATTTAATAGCGAATCCTATAGGAAGTAAAACGAACGTACACATAAACATCCCAATTAGAAAATATCCGATATTCTCATAGTTTCCCCTTTGGTAAAAATCACGTACTTTTAGATTTACCAACGTTCCACCTCCTTTCTCCAATATAAGGATTTTGTATTACTTAATGAGTCACGTCACTGATATCAGCAGTTATCCAATCTGTATCAACATCTTCAATCGGTGGCATTTCCGGTAAATGTTCCGCGTTGTATTTCTTTGATTTTTCGATTTTTTCTATGATTTTTTGTTTTCCGACTTTGTTTATAAATCTTTTTATTTCTTCAGCAACTTCCGTTCTTAAGAATGCAACTGTACCTGTGGCTGTGCTTGTTTTTTCGTAAGCATCACCAACAACTGGTATCGGCAACAATACCCTGTAACCGGTTGTAACTTCAGATATATTAAGTACATTTCCGAAAACAGTGTCGAACATAGGACATGCACATAATGTGAATTCATCTATTTGTATAGCGTGTCCTATCATTGGTTGCCAATTCCCTTGATTTGTTGCTAAATGAAACTTTTGAGCTTGCTCATTCACTTTAATTTCCATTCCGTTCCCCTCCAAAATAAGAATTTTGTTATAAATCACTCAAATTCATATGCTATTAACTCATCTATCTCTTCTCTATAGATTAAAATTTCAAAGTAGTTGCCATCCTCAATGCTATTAAACTTATTCGGATCAAAAACAAACCACTCTTCATCTTGATCTGTTTGCTTTTCTAAAATCCCTTCATCTTCAAGCTGTTTGTATAGAAACGGACAAAGTAGGACATTTGTTAAAAACGCATAAGCATCACTTCCTTGTTGCTGCCATTCTGCATTGATTTGACTTAATACATGATTTGTAACTGTACCCATCTCTCTTTCCCTCCAAAATAACTATTTTGTTAAGATTTAAGTACTTTGTACGCAATCCCTAATGCATCACCCATCGCATAGCATTCTGGCAACTTCCGATGGTATTTGTCGTATAATTCTTTATCTGCAAAATAGATGGATTTCATTATTTCATCACGTCCTGTTAAATGCTTACCCATTAACTTATTACAATAGTCTTGGTGCGCTTCCTTATGGTGGTGTCCTAATAAACTCCAAATCTTCATAATGTGAGTTCTATGTTGACTGGCTGTATATGTTTCAATAATCATCATTGCAAAAGCACGATTGTTCTTTGCTACTTCTAAAATATCTTTCTTAAATTCTTGTCTTATTGGTCTGTATTTTCTTTTCAAAGCTCTGTGTGATCTACTTACTACTGACATCTCTCATTCCCCTTTTCAATTAAAATAACGCTTTTGTTTAGTTTTGTTGAATATTTGAACCCTCAAATTTCGCTTTTAGCCGTTCATACGTTTCTCTTTCCTGCTCTTCTTTTTTCCTTTTATATTCTTCTTGTTGTTTCTGTTGTTGTAAGAGTCTTTGATTCTCATACTCTTGAATCTCTTCATGAGAAATTATCCCTTTTTCATGCAATGTTTTTCTTAACCAATCATGATTTAACACATATGCTCTTGCGTTACCTTTGCCGTACACACTGATTTCACTGCTGCCATCATCTTGGAATTGCTCAACTACTAAGATTCCCTTATCTTTTGTAACGATTGTAATAGCTTTAGCAAATTGAGCCATGTGTGTAAAAGCTATTTCTTTCCCGTTTAAATCCTCTTCTTTTGAAATAAAGTACATTTACTATCATCCTTTCGTATTCCTATTTCTTAATAAAATTCAAATTTGGTCTTACTTCACATCTACACGCTTTTGACTAGCTTCTCGACTAAATCCGTCTGGGTATCTTGTTGCTAATTTAGATATATTCATTTGAGCGATATCTTCTAGGGTATATCCCATTTCGTGAGACATGATTGAAATGTAATACAAGATGTCGCCTAGCTCTAAAGCGATTTTATGTGTGTTCCCTTCTTCTTCTCCTGGACAATGAGCCGGATCAAATCCATGACCATGGAAAATAGCTTTTTTTACAATATCAGCAACTTCACCAGCTTCTCCCGTAAGCCCTAATGCTGCATTTAAAACACGTCCACCGAAATCGTTATTTGTATTCCATGTACGTAATGCCGCTTCTTGATATTGATCTAATTCGCAAATTTGATTGATATCCATTACTGCTTGTCCACCCTTTGATTCACTAACTAATTTAGTTGTTGCATATACACCGTTTTCCATTACTTTCATTTTCACTCGCTCCTTCAATAATTTAATTAAGAAACCCGTTTTTCTGTTTTTACCAAACTATTCAGCATGTACTCTAAACCAAACTGGTCCAATATTAACGCTGCTAATTCAATTTGATGCCTTCCTAGCCTGTTTGCTATATCTTCAATGCTGAACCGCTTCATCCATAAATCCTTGAAACGTTCTATATCTTTCTCTTTCCAAAGAAAGTCCATTTCCTCTAAAGTGATATATACATATGGAGGTAACTCATTATTTGATTTACAACGTACTTTTTCGCTACCCATTTCCCCTAATCCAATAGAGCGTTTATGAATTTTGTACTTATCCACTTGATCTAAAATGAGAACCGCAATTTCAATTGGCTTTCTTTTAAGTTCTTTTACAATCTCAGCAAAACTACAGTTACTATTCCATAGTTCGCGAAAGTAAAGCACCTTCCTTAAGTCCCAAAGAAAGTTCACTTCTTCCAATACCACATGAATTTTAAAATCGTTCATTTGGTACACCCCTTACACACGATAATTATTTTATCTTTTCAGTAAACTTAGTATCCACACGATCAACTTTACCGTTTACCCAAACCGCTACTTGCTCACCAAATCCGCTCATTGGTGGATTTACTGCCGTTACATTTCCGTCCTTCACTATTAAAAGTTTGTTGCTACTAACATCAATTTCTATTTTTTTCATATGTCTATCTCCCTCTTACTACCGCATGTACTCGACAACATCAGGTTTAAATCCACTTCCTAAATAAATCCGTACTGGTATTATTTCTTTTTTATCCCTTGCCGCCTTACACAATTCTTCCGCTGTTTCCCAATTAAAAAGCTTATCTACAGCTCTTTGAAATCTCCAAATTGCCATTACATATTGTTCAAAGATGTCATAGCGATCATCTTGTTTAGTTGTGCGTGGTAATTCATCCGTACCCTTTGCATTTCTTGGAACTTGGACACGTACATCTGCAAATGTAACGCGTCCAGTTCCTTTCTTTACCTTTGCTTTCATTACATCGAACTGACAAATTTCCGGTTCTACATCGAAAATATTGAGTTGTTTAGGCATTTACAATCCCACTCTTCTCAATAACGCCCAGTAACTTACTTGCGCCTTCCTTACTTAAAAACATGCGACCATCTAGCAATTCCATGTTTGATTCAGAAACTTCACCCGTTACAAAGCATGACTTTTCATGTTTTCTTAAAATGATGTTTTCCCCTTCAACATGAAAGCCTAATGCTGTACCCTCGGCAATCCCCAAAGTTCTGCGTAACTCTACTGGAATTACTACACGCCCTAGCTCGTCCACTTTTCTTGCAACGCCTGTGTTTTTCATAACTTGCTCCCCCTCGTTAACTTACTTTTTGTTGTTGATTCCGTTGTAATTCTTGTTTCATTGACTCGAATTTTATTAACCATGCTTCCCAGCGTTTATCATTTTCTTGTTGCTGTTGCTTTGCTACTTCACAGTTACAACCTTCCGTTAGAGCCACACCTGAATAAATTTCTTTACGAATAATTCCTGTATTACGGCATAATTCACACATTGTTATTCCCCCTTTTTGAAATTGCGTAATCTATAATTATCCCCATGCATTTCTAACATTTCAGCGTTTTCCATCATCCGACTAAAATCACGTTCTCCATACATTCCTGCTAATTCACCGATTGTAAAATTAGTAGTGAATAAAGTACTTTTACCTATACGGCTGTCTACAATTTCATTTGTCTTCGTTTGTTTCCAAGTAACGCCTTCTTTATCTTTCTCCGTGAATTCCGCTCCAAAGTCATCGATAATCAAGACATCAACTTTTGCTAGAAGAGACATAAGCTTGTCCTCTGACATTTCACTATTTTTATTCCAAGTTGATTTGATTTTGGTAAATAGCTTATTCATTTGAATAAACATTGCACTGTGACCCTTTTTCATAAGTTCTTTAGTGGCCGCCACACACAAATGGCTTTTCCCTACTCCGTAATCACCCGTTATTATCATGCTTGTTGGTTCTTCTCTATTGAATGAAGTAACAAAATCCATAATTGTTTCTTTTGCATCAGCTAATTCTTTTTTTGTTGGTACATAATTTTCAAATGTAGCTTTTTTGAGTTTGTCATTTATTAAGCTGTTATCAGCAAATGAATCATATAAATGAATAATTTCATTCTTCTTTTTTATAGCTAGTGTCTCTATAGCTAATTTCTGATCTTCTTTTTCTACCGATCTACATTGAGGACAAAATTCCTCATTCGTTTCTGTATCTATCAACATGCGCTTATTGCAAACGTCTTTAAATTTTTCTTTCCCTACTAAAAAGACGTTCGTGCATCTATTAGGTGAAAGTACATATCTTTGACTAGCGTTTTGAGAAGTCGTATTTTTGAATGAATTCATTGTTTTTGTGCTTTTTAGAGCTTGCATTTGAATTCTCTCCTTTTACTGTTTCATTTAAATAGTTATCAAAGTGTTTCTGAGCGAATAATGTACTTGGTCTCAAATACCGATTGAGTGGTTTATTGTCTCTATCAAACTGTCCAAACCATTGTGATACTTTGTTATCAATGACCGTTTTGAAATTCTCAGCTGTATAGCCTTCATTCCATCTGGCTCTAATTAACTTTCTATGAGCTTCTGCTTTATAGTTAAAGTTCTTTTTAGCTTTTTCATTGAGATAGTCAAGAATTTCTTGATAAGGAATTGATACTTTTGTATCTGATTCGTCAGAAGAAGATGCATTAATTATTTCTAATTCTTTTTCTTTATCTAATTCTTTATCTTCTTCTATATCTATTGCGTGACTTTGCGTGATTGTCTCGCGACTGTCACGTGACATCTCCAACTTAAGTTTTTCCCTCTGTTTTTGTTTACGTAATCGGTTTTGCTCTCGTATTTTTTCTAATCCATCAACGTTCTGATGTTTTTCCCAATTCGAAATACAAATGTACTGATCATCTGTTATCTCAATCATTCCAAATTGTTGAAATGTTTGAAGTGCTAATCTCACTGTTGCAATCGGTCTATTGAATAGAGTTGCAAGCATTTCATCTGAGTAAGGAATGTTTTTACTAAGGAAAATATATCCACTCGCATTTGTTTTTCCGGCTTGCGCTAATAATCTAATCCATATAATTAGTAAGGTATCAGCTTCAGGCATGCTTTCGATTAAACGTATTTTTTCATCCTCAAACATACTAGTTGAAAGCTTTATCCATTTAACTTCTGACACTGTAATTACCTCCTCGTACAAACTGCCACATATGCTTGTCCACTTTTTATAATTCGTTGAATTTCATAATTTGGATATCCAACACTGAAATACTGTTCGATCATCTGTTTTAATTCATCTTTGCTTCTCGCTAAATCCCAGAACTTATTAGGTAATAGCACTTGATATTCAATTAAATCCATGTACTATTTCCCTACTTTCCGTGGTATACTTATAACAACTTGTTTTTTGAAAAGGACCCACTGCTATGGGTCTTTTTATTTTGTTCTTCATCTTCCCATGCCCATGCTTTTATTGGCTCATAAGTGATGTAAAACAACCATGAACCACATGCAATTAACATTGCGAATATAGCTAATGATGTTGTGTCTTCCACTAAATCACCTCCTTAATGTTCTGATAACCATTGCAGTAAAAACGCTTTTACTTGTTGAGCTGGAAAATACCATTTCCCTCCTACTTTGTGCTTTGGAAATCTAGGATCAAAGAAGAATTCTTTTTGAATTGTATTCCATCCCATACAAGTTCTTCGCTTCAATTCGTTAGAGTCCCAATACACTAACTCAGCATCGATTTCTTTAACTTTTTCTTCGACTTTTGCTAGATAAAGATTTCTTACTTCTTTTTCATCAACTTGAACACTAATCATTTTTCGCTCTCCTTTTCTATAAAATTTAATTTTATCTATTAAGAAGCATAATCATCTAATGAACTAGGTCTTTCTGGTGGATACCATCCTGCGATAAATCGCATAGCATTTTGATAATATTTTCTTGGGATTTTATCGTATTTAGCTACACCGAAATGTCTTTTCAGTGCACCATAGATTCCTTGATACGATGCGTTATTATAGCCCTCGTTTTTAAGTTCAAAAACACGTTGTTTTACTTTACGCTGTACTGCTCCTTTGTTTTGTTCGGTAAGCCATAGCTCGTTATCTACCAGAAGTTTCATTTTGTTCATTTCTTCTTCCGTATGATCTTGTCGTGATTTTATTTGTTTTAATTCAGTCATACTGTGGATAATTGCATCCTCAACACTTTTCGGTTGTTGCTGTAATTTCTGAATATGTTCTTTTATTCGCTTAAACTCTTGTAAGAACTTAATTTTCATTTTCATTGCCTCTGGTGTTATGTAACTCATTGCGACAATCGCAAATGCATCTTCTGTAAGATTGAACTTTGGATACCATTGTTTATTTTGATAATGCTGGTATCGGGTATGCTCAAAGTTGAGCTGCCCCCATTCCGCTTCGTTTGCTTCCAATAATTTTTCTAATTGGACTTCTATATCTCGCATTACATTTTTATGTTCTTTCCCAAACATTTGAGCCATTGTCAAACTGTCTGTAACCACTTGATTTCTTTCTGTAAAAACAAACTCACTTACTGGATGCTGTAAAACTTGTAATGAATCCATTCCTAGTCCCCCTTTATTCAAATGATAAATTTTTTATCATTAAATGCCGAAAAATAATCAGGAAACAGTTCTTTAACACTTATGTTAAATACATCCTGATACTTAACCATTATATCTGGTCTCGGTATATATCCACCCTCAATCTTACGAACATAAACCGTTGATATACCTATCTTCTCAGCTAATTTCTTTTGTGTGAATTTCATCTTTTTTCTTTCATTTCTTAAGATGTTATTCATTTGACCACCTTCCATTTCAACTCGCGTTTCTTTGTTGACTTCAGTATAAATGATAATTTTTTTATCGTCAACAAATTTTATAAATTTTTTATCATTTTTACAAAAAAGGGTTTAAAGTGATAAAAATTGTATCTATAATGTAATTAAGGATTTACTGAGAGGGGCAAATTAAAAATGACTTTTGGAGAGAAATTAAAACAACTGAGGGGCAAGCGTACGCAAGGCGATGTAGCTAACCTATTAAACATATCAAGAGCAACATACTCACATTTAGAAAACAACCGAATTGAGCCTAGTATGACTGTATTAAACTCTATTGCAGATTTATTTTGTGTTTCAACAGATTATTTATTAGGTAGATCTTCAGATCCACGTTTAACTGAAGAAGAAGACAAAACAGCGAATGAAATGGCTAGAAGGTTTATGGAATTGGTAGCTGATCTTCCTAAAGAAGAACAAGAAAACGCTTGGAAACAAGCGGCAATGTACGTAAATTTCACTAAAAAGCAAAATTAAAAGAAGCAAACTACTCAGTTAGCTTCTTTTAATTTTGTCTCTGTATATGTATGGGAATTGATTTCTTTTAAAACCTCTTCAGCTTTAGTCCCTTTATTTTCTAATAACCACTTCACCATTAGTTCCTTTGCTAATTGTTCTTTCATCATTATAGATTCCCCCTACATCTCGTTTATTATATGTGAACTTCTAAATTGGAAAGTTTTTGTCGTTTAGGTCAAAATGTTTCCAGTCCCTATAAAGCAGAAATGACACTATCTATTTGATAGTGTCATTTTTAATATTATATTAATTACCCGCCGCCAGGTCCTGGATCAATCATGTATAAAGTTGTTTTTTGTTCCTTTGCACTTTGCACTTTATCCTTTTCCGTCACCTGAAAAGCTGTGATAGAAAGGCAAGCTACAGTAGCAACCGTTAAAACTATTTTCACAAGTTTATTTTTCAAGTATTTCACCACCTTTATTTATATTTAATTATAGCATTTTAAGGCTGTTTTCGGTAGGTGAATATAGAAAAAATCACCTGATTTAGAAAAACTTTCAATAGACATTTCTAGATATTTTTTCCCCTCATTCCCTCCAACAGCAAGCCCCATATAGTACAATTGAAAACTACTAAAATAGCCATTTTTAGTTTTTAAAGACTGTAAAACTTTAATAGCTTTTTCGTTTTCACCTAGCCTTACATATAAAAAAGCTTTTTCAGCTTCATCTAAGTCTTCAGGATTAATCGTATGTAAATCTTTCTTATGATGTATTTTTAAAAATAAAAGCGTATTAAGCACTTTTTCCCTTCTTACTTTTAACTTCTTATTCACGGGATCCCCAATAATACTTAGTGATTCCTCCATATACTCTTTCGCTTTTTGGTAATCAGAAAAAACGTAACTTTCTCCAATTTTGCAATATGCTACCGCTTTCGTACTGATATAACAATTTGCCAAATCATTTATTATCTCAAAACATAATTCACGTGATTCTTCTAAATTATTTTCGTGAAGTGTAACGAAAATTTGCATCTCTTTTATTCTTAGTAAAAGTGAATCTCTTAAGGTATGACATTTAATTTGTAAAATATCAGGTAATAATTGCTGAATATGTTCATTAACCATCTTGTAATTACCTAAATCAAAATAAGAATATATTGTATTTAATACAGATATTATTACCAGTTCGTTATCTGTGTACTTTTGATTTTTCCTCATTTTTTCAACTTTCTCAAAAAACATCTTAGGTGAAATTTCACTTTCGCTTCTTTCTTGTAATGTTTTGTACAAAGGAACCAAATTTAAATTCACCCGTACAGTTTTTGAATGACCTTTTTTCACTTTTTTTCCGTCTTTCTCGATTTTAAAACTTGTTATTTGTTGAATTACTGTATCTTGAAGTTCATATTCCCCGAACATATCTAGCACTTCTAATGCTAACTTTAAATTTTTGTGTGACATTGTAGGTATATATTCTTTGATGCATTTCCTTCTGAAATCAACATCTTTAGGTTTATATAATCTCAGCGCATCTACCAAGTGCATAAAATCAAATTTCCCTTGCTTATTAAAATAGCTGTTTACTGTCGTATGCGTTACTTTAAAACGTATTGCCAATCTACGATTTGTATATCCATTTGATTTTAAACTTTCTTGCATGTCATTCAAATCCAATGAAACTTGCACAATTTTTGTCCTCCTTATGGACAAAAAGACACGTTACCCCAGACTTCTTACATTTACAGGAAAACGCGCCATTATATCTAGGTTGTGTGTTATAATTATGTATGAGACTTATGACAGATGTTTTCCCTACTCGCATTAGGGAGGACGGTGTAAGAGTGCGACCAACACTACTTGCACAGTCATGGGTCTTTTTTACGTCCGTTTATTTTATTATTATCATAATATCACATTTTTTCCAAAATTCAGTCGTGCAGTTATCAGATAATTATTGAGAAAGTTGAAAAAGCGCTATATATCAACGTATCTCAAATTAAATAAAAACAAATATGCAATTATGCATTTAACGTATGAAGACCTCATATGAATATTTTACCACAAAACCGAACCTTTGTTCTGTTTTATTTTAAAAATACAAGAAGAGAGGGCATCGATTCCTCTCTTCTTTTGTTTTTACAGTAATTAGGTTGTCATGGTATTATTCTTATTAAGTTCGACAGTGACATATCCCATATCAAGTGATATGTCACAAATACAAAGGAGGATATCATATGGCAACTTTCAGAAAGAGGGGCAAAAAATGGGAATATCGACTCCGATATGTCGATAAAACTACTGGAAAAAAAAGAGAAATAAGCAAAGGTGGATTTGATTCTAAAAAAGAAGCTACCTTTCATGCCAATGAACGAGAACGTCAATTATTCCACGGCATGGATGCGAGCAGCAAAAAAACGCTATTAAGTGAGTATTTAATAGAATGGCTAGAGACTTACAAAAAAGGGAAAGTCGGTCAAAGTACTTATATTCTTCACAAGAATAATATCAATAAGCACATCGTTCCGTATTTTCAAAACATCAAATTGGCTGATATGAATAAACTTGAATACCAAAAATTTATTAATCACCTTATTAACAAAGGTTATTCAAAACGTACAGTCAAAATTATTCATTCAACAATGTCTAACTCCATAAAACGTGCTATAGATTTAGAAATGATTTACAAAGATTTCACGAACAAAATTCTAATTGCTGCAGATCGTTTCAATCAGCATTCTAAAAAAGAAAATTATCTAACAAAGGAACAAGTATCAAAATTATTGAATGCGGCTCATAAAGATAAAATGATTTATTATGCTTACTTTTATACCTTAGTAGAGACTGGTATGCGTAAAGGTGAAGCGACAGCATTAGAGTGGGATATAAATATTGATTTAGATAACAAAATGATTCATATTGATAGAACTATAAATTATCACGCTTATACTCCTACAGGACAGAAGAACAATAAAGATTTAATAGGTAAAACTAAAACCTATGATTCTGTGCGTTCTATTACAATTTCAGATAGACTGGTCTCTGTGCTTAAAACATTTAAAAAGTATCAGAATGAGTGCAAATTAAAATTAGGCGCTAAGTATGATAAAACTTTCGATTTTGCATTCACGACTTCAGGTAAACCACTAACAAAATCAACATTAAAAAATGTTTTAGATCGCATTCTGAAAAATGCTGAACTGCATCAAATTAGTGTTCATGGATTAAGGCATACTCATGCTGTACTTCTTTTAGAAGCTGGGGTTGAAATGAAATATATACAAGAAAGATTAGGACATAAAAGTATCGAAATTACTTCTGATATTTATTCACATGTCACACCTAAAGTAATCGAAAATGAACAAAGCAAATATGAGGCTTACGTGGGGCAAGAATTTATTTTCTAGAAAAAGCGGGGCAAAAGCGGGGCGTTTCTAACTACCAAAACAAATACCATCCCCTTAAGAAACCAAAAGAAACCCGTTTAACCCTTATATAACAGCGGGTTTCGCGTTTTACAAGAATAAAATAAAAGCACACAAAAACACTATATGTATTTATCCTAAAAATAGATACACCCCTTTTATTTGTTTTTTTATCCTTGTAAATATCTTGTTGTATCAGTATTTTTACTCATGAGCTTTTCAAAATGTTTTCTATCTTTTTAAATAAAGTGGGGCAAAGGTGGGGCATTACTAAGAAAGAAGGGCGCAAAAGAGCTGGATTTCCATTCAGCTCTTTTTATTGAAATTCCGATATGAAGCTAGAAGATATTTTAATTGAAGAAGAATTTAAAAATACATATACATATTCATATAAAAACACACCTCAAAAAGAACAGATTGAACGTATCCCTATCCATTCGATGCAAACACGAGTGGGGATATTTTTATTTTTTTGAAAAAACCTCTTCATAAAAGAACGTACATTCGTATATAATAAGAACTAACGTTCTGTTATTTAGGGGGAATAACGGTGTATGACTATTCAATATTGCCAAATCGAATTGTTTTATGTGTAGATCTTCGTAGCTTTTATGCTTCAGTCAGTTGCATCAAGATGGGATTAGATCCACTTCATACAAAATTAGCTGTAGTTGGTGATGTTAACAGAAATGGCTCAATTGTATTGGCTGCAACACCACCATTAAAAGCGTTAGGCGTTAAGAAAATGGCGAGGTTGTACGAAATACCTCATCGAAAAGACGTTCTTGTAGTAAATCCAATAATGAGCACTTACATAAAATGTTCCAATTTCATCACAAAATTAGCTCTACAATACGTTCCTGTTGAGGATTTCCACCAATATTCCATCGATGAGTTCTTCATGGATATTACGGATAGCATTCATTTGTTTGCTAACGACCCATATGAGTTTGCATTGAAATTCAAGCGTGAAATATATGCGAAGACACGAATTGAATGCACGATAGGAATTGGTCCTAATCCTTTAATGAGCAAAGTAGCTTTAGATGTGGAAGCAAAGAAAACGAAAGATTGCATAGCATACTGGAAGTACGAAGATGTACCCATAAAATTATGGCCAATACGACCACTCAATAAGTTTTGGGGGATTTCGGGTAAGACAGAAGCAAAGTTAAATCGAAAAGGAATACATTCCATCGGTGACTTAGCGCAATACCCACTTAAATACTTAAAACAAAGTTTTGGCGTTATTGGTGAAGAACTACACTTACATAGCAACGGCATTGATTTTAGCCGTATATCAAAAAAATACGTTCCAGCAACAACTTCTATCGGTAAAAGTCAAATACTTATGCGTGATTACACCATAGAAGAATTCCCGATTATTCTACTGGAGCATATCGAGGAAGTTTGTTATCGAATGCGAAAACAAAACAAACTAGCTCAAACTATTCATTTTTCCATTGGTTACAGCAAAAATTATTCCGGTGGTTTCAGAAAAACTCACACTATGAACCGACCAACAAATTTAACAATGGATATTTATAAGATTTGTACCTATTTTTTACACGAATTTTATACTGGGGAACCCATTAGATCTATCAATGTTTCTTTAACTAACTTAATTAATGAAGGCGAAGAACAAATCTCACTATTCGATAACATAGTACAACGAGAAAAAGAAATGAAACTAACTAAAGTAATGGACGAAATACGTACTAAATTTGGAAAGAACAGCATATTACGAGGAATTTCGTATACAAATAGTGCAACAGCAAGATACAGAAACACATTGTTAGGGGGACATAAAGCATGAACAACGCTAATATGCCAAAAGGAAGAGGAATGGTTAAATGGACTCCATTTGCTGCGATGCCGGAGCAATTCGCTGGTATCCGTGAGATTGTTAAAGAAAAGACGAAAGTAGAACGCCCGACATTAACCCAAGATGAACAAGAACTTATTGAGAACATGTTGTTATGCTCGTTGCTTTCTGAAGAAGAAATAATGATTACATATTACGAAAGTGGTTTTTTACTTACTAACTATATGACCGTCGTTGATATTGATCCGTTGAATAAATCTATAATTTGTACGGATGCATTTTATAATAATATGACGTTGAAATTTATCGATATTATTGATGCTAAATAAAAAAGAATCTTACAATTCCCTCCTTAAATTGGTATGATTTACTTAATTTAAGGGGGATGATTGTATGAGTTACGATACTATTGCTTCGTTACAACGTATGGAGCAATTAAAGCAATCGGAAGCTGCTGCGGGGAATAGATTAATTTTAAAACGAGCTGATACAAAAGCAGAGAAGATTATAACTTTTTCTGCACTAATTTTAATACCATTCACACTTGGAATATCTCTTGTGATATTCGCAATTTGGTTTTTAATAAAAGAGCTCACAATTAAAACATATCTAGTCAAAAATGTAGCTACTGGAGAGAAATTTAGAGTGGATCGGAAGGACTTTAAGCAATATAAAAAAGACTTTAAATCCAAAGAAAAAGAAGTAAAGAAAATTTCAGACTTATAGAGTTTGAAATTAGGGGATGATATGATGAAGGTTGTCCAATCAATATTTAGGGGATTTCGTTTAATCAGTAGGATTGTAAATCCAATAATTAAAGCATTATCTAAAAGTAAATTTTAATATACTAGCAATAAAAAACAGACTACACTACTAGTCTGTTTTTCAATAATGTCCACATGTAAAGGTTATAATAAATAGTATTATATTTTTAGTTAGTTTAAATTCCAAAAGGTGGGGTTCTATTTTATGGATATTTATAAATCGATTATTTTCGGTATAAAAAATATCTCAAGATATTTCATTACAAAAACAATGGAATATAAAGTACATATTTTTGTAATTTTAGTAGTGCTAGCAATCTTTCTTTATGCGTTTAATTTAGAAATAAGTAATAACAAAGCTAAGGGTTTTTTAGATAAGAGTTTCTGGTTGGATAGTCTGTTACCAAATATAATAGCTGACATGATAGGAATAATTTTCACTTCTTTTATTATAGCGGGGTTATTTGCTCGAAATAACAAAAGAGCGGAGGAAAAAAGAATTTATGGCATATTAGGGAGAGACTATCAAAGGCTAATTAATATTTTAAATAGAAACTATTTATATTTATTAAAAAAAGATGAGATTTATTTATCTTCTTTCATTACAGACTACACTGTCAATTTCGAATTAAACTCAATAGCAAGGAAAAAAGATTCAACTATTGATTTTTCTTTATTAATTAAAACTTATAAAGCATGGGATGTCTCAACAAGTAGCCCAGTATATGATAATTTTATTACGATGGTTCCTAAAATTGAAGAATGGGATAATCTCGTTTGGGATCACTTAAAGGATGTCGAGGAGTTATTTCGCAGAAAAAGAAAAATGGAATTAAAATTAAAACAATTGGATGATAATTCAGATGAATACAAAATAAAAATACTTGAATATGATAAACTTAAAACAGAAATCCATGACGCGGTATTTATAGATACATCAATAGATAATAATTTATTAGATGTAGATGTTCCTGACGCTTTCACTGCTTGTTCTAAACTTTATAAAAGTAAAATTCAAGATTTTTATGACAAATACAACTTTATAATCCCAATTGATATAAGAGTGTCATTTGCAGAATTAGACAAAAATTTACAAATCGCTTCAAGTAAAATACATTCATATACCAAACCTAATCCTTATTTCATTAATGAAAACAATGATATTGATGTTAAAAAGAAAGAAATATTAAGTATTCTTGTAGTTATCTCACAAGATCTTGTAAATCTATCAGGATATTTTAAAAACGTTAAATAATTATAAAGTAATTATTGTATTAAAAAATTGTAAATGGCATCTTAAAAGAAGCAATTCAACAAGTGAAGTTATTATAATGTTATTGAAAACTTTTAATAAAAAAAGCCGCCCAATTTTGATATGGACGGCTTTTGTTTTACTTCACATACACATAGGCTTCATTTGCTGTTACATAATATGTTTTACCTTTGCTATTGTGTACTTTATATTGTGGTGAACCATATACACTTACTTTTGCATCAATTTTGAATCCTAAACCTGTATCTACAGAACCAGCAACATCTTTATCCTGCCAAGATGGGGCATCATAGAAACGTAGATTGTTAACTTTTGAAACAACACGCTTCCCTACAATAGAAGAATCCACTGTACTTTTCTTATTAAACTTCACATAAGATGGGTCGTTCTTAATCCACTGATTTCCACCAAGATTTAACCAGCCATCCTTTTCCGCCCACACAATATAAGATTCTGGTTTGTTTAGTTGACGAATCTTAGAATAACTTGTACCTGGTCCTTTACGTAAGTTAACGTTGTAGCCTTCAATATAAACAATACCGTCTGTTACAGCTGTTGGTACTTCTGCTGGCTTAGATGGTTTCTCAGGAACAGAAACATCCACATTAGCATTATTGTATGCTCGTTGTACATCCGCTCTAAATTGAGCTTCTGAAACTCCATGAGACTTTAAGTAATCAATTGGATCTTCATGATCTGTACCGCCAAGGTGATGCGTTACATCGCTATGTGTCCACAATCCTTTTTCTACAGATAACCCACGGTCACGTAAGATTTTAGCTAGTAACTTAACATATTTATCATAGCTGCGTTTGAATTTTGTATAGTCCGCTGTTTCGCATAATTCTACATGCACAAATCGTTTATTCGCAGCAGGTCCACCACCATAAGCAATGTACTTTGTATCAGCGATTTGGATTGTTTCGTCCCAATCGACTGCATAGTGAACAAATGCATTTCTCCATGTACGAGACTCATATTTTTGAATGTTAATAGCTGGAGCTTCTGGAGTGGCTGTAGAATGAGCTACAACACCCTCATATGCACCTACACCATAACGGTATGGTTGTTTCGGTAAATCAGGAATAATAAGCGTTCTATCAGCAAAAGCACTTGTTGCAATAGATAAAACTAAAATAACCGCAAAGACTACAGAAGAAATATGTTTTAATGTCTTTTTCACTTTTCATCAACATCCTTTTTCATAATTTTTGTGTGATCAAATAATCCGCTTGCCGACAGTCCAATGATGATTCCTTGAAATACATTTGTTTTTATATCTCCGCCCAAAAATAAAACGCCTAGCACAATGCCAAGCGTTACATTCAATAGCGGAACATATTTTGTTTGTAATCCAATTGTTTTTCCGATTTGCGAAAGACCTACTACAATGCCAATCATTACTGTAATTTCAAACATTACATACCACCTCCTTTCAAGAAGAAATTAAGGGCTGCCAAAACAATTCCGCCCACAATAAGTCGTAATATCCAAGTAGTATTGGCGCCGATTTTATCTAACTGTTTAGTGATATTAATAATGTCCTTTTCGTTACCTGTCGTTCGAATTTCTAAACTTTTAATTTCTAAGCGGATATCCTTTAAATCTTGCTTGATTTCTTGAACATCGCTTCTTACCTCTTGTAATCCTTCCACTTTGACCACCTCATTTCAAAATAAAAAGAGCAGCGAAATCGCTCCTCTTTGCTATAAAAACAGTATTTTATTCAAAATTAAAAACAGCTCATGGCTGCCCTACTTGTTTACATGTATTTAGTTAATACTGATCTGCAGATAATGCTCCTTCTATCATTCTATTTTCTACTTCTTCCACATGTTCAATTATCACTTCATCAGAAGCCCCTGGGCTCTTTCCAGTTAGCTTTACATAATCTTCGGCACAGATAAGACTTACTTTACCGAAAAGCTCAATCTCGTAAACTTTGCCACCTTTATTGCATAAGTCACACGCAGTAGCAATCCGCATATTCAACGTGCCATCAGGAAGTCCCCAAACTTCAACTTTTGTATCTTCCTTGATACCGCAAAATTCTAGCATATCGTTTGGAATGCTAACGGTGACTTGATTTTCACCTTTCTTCAAATCAACTACTCTACCTAAGAATGGTGACTGTTCATTAGGTGGCATTGGACGCATAAATTTGTCTGGATTCATACTCATCTCCCTCTCTATGTTCTAGAAGTCATTTTTGTGAAATCAACATAATTCCATCTACCATCATGGAAATACCACCCTAAACCTAAGCTACCATTTGTATAATGAATAGAACCTGCATTAGCACCAAAGTATCCACCACATACGTTAATCCCATTACATTCAATTGATTGTGTCGTTGCAACAGGATCTTTTGATTCAATTCGGAATCTATTTTCATTGTTGTAAATGTGACCGATGTAACTTCTACGTTCTCCACCGCCACGGGGATAAAAACTGAGTCCCGCACGATCATCTCCAACGAGTGCCATCATTTCGCCATTGCTTATGATTTCAAGTGGCGCATTCATATAGTTCCATTTGTTCACATGATTGTGATAAATAACATTATCTTTTGTACCAAGTGCAATTGTAGAAAAAGGCAGTGTTCCGTTTACGAGTTGTCCATGTGTTGTATCCCAGTTATAAACGGAAGGAACGTCACCTTCCACCAACTGAACACCTGATACAGCAATTGCTTGCATATTATTTAAGAGCCCCTCGCCAAATAAATCGATATAAACATACCCATTTCCTTCTACATAGTTGCTCGGAACAGTGAAGGTTAAAGCGTATCTTACTATTTTTCCAGTTTGAATGCTTGGTGCATCGTAAGTTTTTGATGCTCGTCCAAGCTCAACAGGAGTGTCACCGTTATATTTACCGAATACCGCTCTCATGATTGGCTTGTTTGTAATGTTTACACGATTATCATTGGTAGTTGCTCTGAAATGAGCCGACAATGTGTATTTCTTACCTGGTTTTACCCCTTCAAATAATGTAAATCGAATCCAGTTTCCTAAATCTATCCGCATCGGATTAACCATTGGCTCATAATTGTTAACCACTGGTTTTTCAATATATGGATTAGACATAATTGTCCATGTAGGACTGTATTCGATCTTCAAAAAATTATTATTAACAGTAGTAAAAGAAATGTGTGAAAAGTCATGATCTGGAATGAGATTCGTTCTTGGTGTTACTGAAAATTTCTGCCCGCGCTCATCTTCAAAAAAGAAGTCAGCCATTTTTGCTGTAATACCATTTTTATCAATCGTTACTTTATCACCACTGATTTTAATGACATCAGCGTCGATTCCTTTCGCTGTTAGCCATTGTACGATTGTATCCGCATTGATCTTTAACTTCGCAACATCGATTTGAATCTGTTCTGCCGTCTGGTTAATCGCCGAGATAATATCGCCTTTTTGGACGGTACTAGTAATCGCTTTTTCAGTTACGTCAATACGTCCTGCTTGTTTTTCTACATACGATTTATCCGCATATTTTCCGTCAGCCTGTTGTTTTGTATATACTTCGGTTTTTACTGCAGCAAGTTTAATTCCCTCCGCATTTGCGGAAATAAGGCGCTCTAATTCAGTTGTTTTCTGATTGTAATCTAGTGTAGCTACTTTCTTTCCCACTTCTTCGATTAATTCATCCGTACCAGCAATATCAGCTGAATTTTCCATAAATGATGATGGTTTTTCGCCAATTTGTAGCATAGGTTGCGACATCCATAGACGCCCATTTTTACGAACCCAAAACAGCACTTTAACTTTCTTTGTGCCTTCGACTAATAGCCCTGCCACATGTGTACGAATCCATGCGCCTTGTGAAATAGTTATTTCTTGTAAGTAATTTTTAATCATTTTATTGTTTACATCGTAACATTGAAGCTCGATGGCAGCTCCGGCATCTATACTAGCTTTGTTATCTGTATAAAAGTAAGCAGAGAAAACATAATTCCATCCAGGACCAGCGTTTATATAATCGTGTGATGCTCCTTTATACAAATTGCTTGCATTACCTGTAGTAATAACACTAAGTGAATGGCACCCCTTATAAGTGACTTGTGTATCTCTTGCTGCGTTTGAAGTTAATTGCCAATATTTCGTGTCACTCTTCCACAAGACATTGCGTAAAACGGTTTGGTTACCAATTCCACCAACATAATCTTCAACATCTTTCATTTTTACAGCTAAATTCAGCGCATCAGAATGTTGTTTGATTGTAGATTGTGCTTCAGTAATCTGTTTACCTTGTGTCGTTTGTGTTTCTTGTAACTTGCTAACGTTTTGAGAAATACCTTCAGCGTTCTTCTCTACTGCTGTTACACGCTTATCAAATCCACCCTGATTATTTTCTACTTTTGTTACTGTTTCTTTGATTCCATCCACACTTTTTTCAATTTCAGTTGTTTTTTTTGTGAATTCATCATTTGTTACTTGATCTTCTGGTGCTGGTGTCCACCCAGTGGCTTTGTCCCCCTTTTCAAGTTTAAAGTTTTGAATAATGATTTTTGTTGTTTTAGCATCTATTCCCCAAAACTCTATTCTTGCTTGTCCAGCGTTACTAGGAGTCTCCTGAATTTTAGTAGTGTAAGTAACCCTTTGAAAATCTTTTTTTATGCCTGTAAAAACTTTTTGAGCAAAAGTGTATTTTGGAGAACCATTAGCACCATAAAATTGAACTCTTCCCTCTGTGTTATCATTCGTGATAATTTTCACTTCGAAACTGAAGGTAACAGTTTGCCCAACTAATGTACTAAACAATGGATTTAAGTCATTTTTAAATATTCCATACGCTGAATTTGAAGATACTTGTGTTGTTTCCCAATATTTCGTGTCTGATATTAAATTACGCACTCCTATTTCTTGCTCATCAAATTTCTTTTCTACACTTGTTAACTTCTCACTAATCTTGCCTGCTTGCTCCGTAATTTCAGTTGTTACTTTTTTGAAATCTGGTAGAGTTACTTGATCTTCTGGTGCAGGAAACCATGCAGCAGGTTTTATATTACCTTTCACAAGAACTAAATCTTTTACTGTGACAGAAAAATCTACGTTTTTTAATTCTGCAAGCGAATATATCCTAAATGCTGATGCTCCGCTTTCAGACGCTTTAAATGTATGAGAGTAGTATGTTCCTGTAGTATTAACGTCTAGTATACGAGTACCACTACCACTTTGCTCGCTACCGACTGAAATCTTTCCAGCTTTGTTAGCTTTAAGAAATACGAACCATGTATACTCTTCTCCCGGTGTTAATTTAACTGTGTGTGGATTATAGAAACCATTCGACCAATTATCAATAAATTTAATTGTTGCAGCTTTTTTTGTACCTGATAAACTATCATCAATAACCGTAAGTGTTGGCTTTTGATTTGTCGGTTGACCAGAAGCTACATATTGTCCCCATCCATTTATTTCATCTGCAAACGAACCGTTTTTCTGAAAGTTTCTTGAACCTGATTCAAAACTACTTATCGTCTCTTGCACAGAGGAAATTGTCTTTTTCGTACCTTCCACTGTTTGCTCGACTGTATTTAATTTATTACTAATTTCACCGTCTTGTTTAGTTAACGATTCAATAGATAGTTTAAATCCGTTAGAATCCTGTTCAAACTTTGTTACCTTCTTATCAATTTCACCCTGTTTATTTTGCACATTAGAAAGCGTGCGACTAAATCCTTGCAAGCTTTCCTTCACTTCATTGACTTGTCCTGTGGCTTGATTTTGCGCTTCCTGAACCTTTTGATTTAATTCGCCTTTTGTGGTCTCGATATCTTTGCTCACTTGTTCTAATGTTTCTTTCTTAACGGATTCCACATCAGGAATAACAGGATCCCATTTACCATCCTTCCACAACTTCAGAATACCAGGCTTGCCTTTGCTGATATCTTGCCACAACGTTTTTCTATCCTTTAAGTTTGCTGTTGGTGGATTTACGCCTTCAATAATATCAACAGTATTATTCTTTAAGTTTTCAGCCACTTGTTCAGCAATTTTCTTTGCTGCTTCCGATTCTTTTCGAATGACTTCTGTTTCTTTTACGTTTTCTTGAAGCTTTTTATCTAACATATCTAGTAATTCTTTAGATGCTTTATTTGATAAGCTACCCATGATTTGTGCGTATAACCTATCGATTAGGCTCCGTGTATCTTTAATTTCACGATAATTACCAAAGATATATTTATCTTTCGATGGATCAGTGTCACATTCATCTGCTGCTATTAACCTAGCTTCTAAGAAAAGTGGTGGACTAAACCCTGTATCTTTTATTCGTACCGTATCTCCTTTACGAACCGATTCATGAGATAAACCAAACACTTTTTCAAGCGCTACTGCACTTACTTCATATGAAGTAGAACTATCAATTCGCTTCTTTAATTCTGCTTCGGTTAATTGTTTGAGTCGTTCCTTCGTCATATCTTGATCTTCTGTTTGCGGTGAATAAATATCGAATAAATGCTTGCCATCTTTTGACCAACGTTGTAGAGCATCATTATTTCCTACATAAAGTTTGCCATTGTTTATATCTTCAAATGTGAGAAATTCACCAGTTTCACTATTTTGTGGTCCAACACCTACAAGAGCGGTTACTACATCTTGGCTACTTTCAATACGTCGAATACCTTGTACATCTTTTCCTAACAAGAATTCTTTTCCGTTGTCACGTCCTACTTTTTTTATTAAATCTACATACCGACCGACAATAAAAGCTCCCATTATCACTGTTCTAAAACGAATCTCAAGTTCAAACGTAGATGCGATTTGTTTTAAGAGGTCAAGCGGATTTGTAAAATCCTTAATATGAATGGTACGTATACCAACAAACTCAGTAATCCCACGTTTCCACTCTGTACCTTGTAAAGCAAAGTCCGTAGATTCATTGACTGTAGTAGCTTGTAAAGTTTGTGGTTTAATTACAGTCGCTTTCTTTAGCTTTGTATGTTCACCAAGTGCATAAATCTTTTTTGGACGACCTGTTGTATCTTGTTCTACTTCTGTAATAATGTATGAAACAAAAGTACCGTCACGAGTTTGTTTAACGACAAGGTTCTGTTGTATAAGTGATGCCGCTATCTTTGTACCATCAGCTGTTGTGAACTCAAATTTATCTTTGTTATCTTTAAGCTCCCATTGGCGTAAATCATCCCAATAATCCTGTTCTTTGATAACACCTATGATTTGTTCTGTTTTAAAGTCCACAATGTGTAATAGATTATTTGTTTTACTCATCTGTAACGCTCCCTGTATGTGACATCTACCTGTCCAATGTTGTTTGGGGATATTTCGATTTCATTCTTTCCTTTTTCAATACGTATATAGTCGCTCATAAAATCCTTTATATTTATCGCATCCGCTCCGTTAATACGAATACTTGCATCCGATGAATCAATTTCTACAAGATCTCCTTTTTGAACAATATAAGGTATTTGACGTTCTGTATTGCTATTTACTTTTTGCACTTTAATATCGTGCACGGCTGCGATTAAAGATGGTGCATCATTAAACGAACATATATGCACAACAATTTGAGCTACCTTTTTCATAAAGCTATTGCCCGTATCCCACCATTGGGCGAATTTTTCTGTATGGTAATTTCCTTTTTCATCGATTAAAGCAATATCACCTTGCCAATAATTTCCCACTCGTGCAATGTGTAGACGTCCATAAAAATCATTCCATGTTGTACGATAATAACCAGTTTCCGCTATAATCAGATGATTGTAGTCACCATTTCCCGCCATAACTTCACCAAAATTCTCACTAGAATTTCTATATGCATCAAACATGCCTACTTTTCCTACAACAACGCTGTTCTCATCTAATAAATAAAGTTCTACACGTCCCATAGTTGCAGGGTTTAAGTTTCGACATTCAACTATTGCATCAAGTGTGAAATCTTGTAGTGGACCACCTGTAATACTTCTTTTCACTGCTGGACCATGCCAGAATTGACCTTGCCCATAATCAGATGGCATGATACGTGCGCCATCCGCTATCATTTTCCCTGCTACGATTCCGTAATCTGAAACGAAATCTTTTCCCACTTCCGTCCAACCGACTAGGGAATTCGCTTTATCATGCATAACCAATTCATACCGACTTACTGGCGTTTCATCTATCTTAACTGGGTATCCCATACGAAAATGTTGATTTCCATTTTTATTTATAATATCGATGAATGTGGACGGATTTTCTACCTGTATCTTGAATTTCGGTTCTGAAAACACACTCCCCTCATTCAAAGCATCCATTTTAATAATATTATTTGGTTCTAGTTTTGCTTTTGCATTTCGAATTGGTCCTAATTTATAAGGCATTGGACAAATGAATTTGATTGTTCCTATTCCAAGTGTTACAAATTCATCCGGATCAAAGCTATCATCCACAATTGCTAAATACGTTCTATTTGGTTCTACATCAAAAATAAGTTCTGTTGGTTGATCTGTTATTAGCCAACTTGCAATTTCTTCTTTCAGCTTTTCTAAGTTAGATCCATCAGGCACTATAATTCCTACCGGAATAGATAAAACGCGCATTTCTGTTTGTGTGTTTAACAATCTTGCGCCAGGATATCCTGGAACGTTTAGAAAATTTCGTTTCAATGGTGCCCAAGTAGGTCTTTTCCATCCTTTCGCAATTTGAATAAAGCCTTTACGTATTTTGTTAAATGTAAAAGAACTCATGTTGACACCTCATTCCTTTATAAAATAAAGAAACCCAAACCTAAAAGGCTGAGTCTCTTTGTTTTTCTCTTTCTTGGTACTCGGTTGTATATCGATACGTACCACGTGCCACATCTCGCCCCTCTATAACAACAGGAACTTCAACAACCAAATCACCACCAAGCATCGGAATTGCTCCGTCACCAGATGATCCAAATGAGTTATTAAATACTTGATTTGATACACTGCTTGTCATAGCCTGTTTGCTATTTGACATATTTCCATACACACCACTCATGACAGTCTTTAATCCTGATAATTGACTCACAGAACTAGCCATCATACGGCTCAAGTCACCCATTAATTGATTTATTTCTCCCGGCATAGCAAATTGTTGTCGTGGCATGGCTGCTACGATACCTGCACCAATATCTCCAAGTGTTTTCTTATTAAGGGGAAGTACCGCTTCTCGTCCCGCTTCTCCTGCTCCTTGTAGGTTTCCACCATTCATTCCAAAGATAGTTGGTTTAGTGAAGATACCACCTTTTGCACGCCAGTCAATATTAATTCCAGATGGATAAGTAACGTCTTTCCCTAAAACATTTTTTGTGCTTGTTTGTAAGCTAAAATGTGGAAGAGGTGGCATTTCAGGTTTTGGGATTTTTAATTTTAAATCACTAAAGAATCCCTTAATCTTCCCAATAAATTCTTCTACCTTACCAACTGCATCTTTGATTGGATCAATGATGTTACGTTTAGCCGCATCGAATTTTTCTTGTGCTGCATTTTTTATAGCATCAAATTTTTCTTTCGCACTGTTATACATTTCGCCGAATTTTTCTTTCGTAGAATTATAGGCTGAAATAACCGGATCAATAACATATTTATAGACTAACTGCCATGCTGCAAGTGTATAAGATTGGATTTTTGCCCAATTTCCTAATATCCAATTTGCTAAATCATTCAACTTTTCTTTTGTTGCATTCCACAATTCTTGCACTGGTTGGATAACATACTGTTTTACCAGATTCCATGCTGCTGACGTATATGATTTTACTGTCTCCCATTGTGAATTTAGCCACGAAACTAAGTCGCTGAACTTTTCTTTTACTAAGTTCCAAGTGTCTACGACTGGTTGAATGATATATTGCTTAAATAATCCCCAGGCTACTTGTGCCACAGCTTTGGCAACTTCCCATTGTGTACCAAGCCAAGTAACCATTTCACTGATTGTTGCACTCACCCAATTGTAAGCTTCTTGAATTGGGTGAATAATATATTGGCAGATTGCCGCCCATGCAATTTGTACTCCGGCTTGAATAAGTAGCCATCCAGCTTCTAAAACGGTAGAAACTGCTGAAATAATTGGATCTAAAACAGTAAGAATCGTGTTCCAAGTTTCTTGCCAAGCTTGTACGAGTGTTCCCCACAGTTCAGAAGCTGATGTAACTAAAGAAGTCCACCAAGTTGAAGCTGTTTCAACAATTCCAGACCATAAGCTACTAAAGAATTCACCTATTGGATCAAAGAAACTATGCATCATTTCTGTGAATGAAGCCCAAGCCCCTGAGAAAAATTCAACAATTGAATTCCATGTACTACTACATATCTCTCCTATTCCTGTCCATAAATCACTAAAAAACTGACCTATTGGATCAAAGAATGAATGCATTGTTTCTAAAAATGAATTCCACGCTTCACTAGATGATTGAACGATACCGTCCCAAAGTCCTATCAAATATTCTTTAATAGAATTCCAGGTTTCTATTGTCCAATTTTTGATATCTTCCCAGTTTTTGTAAATAACAAAACCTAGAGCAACAATAGCGGCTATGATAATTGGAACAATGGCGACAATCCCAGCTGCTGCTAAAGCTCCAATCCCAAAGAAGCTCATGACGGTTACAACTATAGGCGCGAGTGCCATGATTGCACCCGATATTATACCAATAGCTGTTGCTACAGCTGCTAATGTCGCTGCCAACTCTGGATTATTAGTAACCCATTCAGCGAATTTAGAAATGACATCCGCTACAACGCCTAGCAATGGTTCAAGAGCAACTTGTAAATCTTGCATAGCTTTTTGAAATTTCACAGCTGGATTAGCATCCATCTTTTGAACAGATTCATTTAATTGATCTTGGTTTTGTTTCGTTTTATCTTGTACGTTAGCCAAACCTTTATAAACGGCAAGCATATTATTACCTTGATCTTCCCATTTTGTTTTAAAGATTTCCGTTGCAAGAGCATTTTGCAATGATTTGTCTTTTATTCCATCGATCCATGTTGCAACTTCAGCCATTGCTTTCGAACCGCCTTCGCCACCATCAGCTACTGCTTTTCCCCACTCCTGCATTTTTTCAACAGATAAATCAGTGCCTTGTAGTAAATCGGACATTGCTTTTGGAACTTCTTGTCCAAAGGCAGCCATGTTGATTCTACCTTCCTTAACACCATCGTTGAGATTGTCAATATTCCAAGTTTTAGTATTTATCCCTTGTTCGAATATAGATTGTATCTCTTTAGCGTTGAATCCAGCGTTTTTCATCTGCATCCCATACTCTGCTACTGTATCTAATTGTTCTGGTGGAAATCCTGCTTTTAATAGAGAATTCATTAAAGCTAAAGCTTGATCGTTTGATACCCCTATACCTGCAGCTACTTCATTAGTTTCTTGAATTAACTCAGTAAAATCTACTCCTTCATAAGAGTTAGCAATAACTGCCGCCCCTTTTACAATCGCTGCATTCGCTTCATCGCTAGCATTTTTATTTAACGCCCATTGTCTACGTACACCCTCTAAAGATGCTTCTGCATCAACACCATAAGCCGTAACACCTCTTACAGCTTCTTCTACTGATTTCTTCGAAGACTCTGGGACATCAAAAGTGATATCAATCTTTGTTTTTAATTTGGACATATCAAGTGCTTTTTCGATTGTCCCGGCAATCCCGCCACCAGCTACCATTGCACCAAGTACATTTTCTAAGCCTATATCTAATTCTTGAAATTCTCTTTCTGTCCTTTGGGCTTCTTGTTGTAAGTCTCGTAATTCATTTCGTACTTGTTGTATTGAATTACCAGCATCCACAGATCGTAACGCTCTTTGTAATTTCTCAATATCAGCTTCTGTGCCTAATGCTTCTCGCCCTATAATTCCAATCGCTTGTTCTAATTGGCGACTTGTAGCTGTTCCGCTTTTAATTGCATTCACAAGACGATTTCCTAATGCTCCGGCAAAATCATCAACGCTTTTTCCTGTAGCTCTAAACAATGTTTCTAGTTGTCTTGTGGAACTTGCTACATTCTCTTGCTCAGCTTTCATGTTTCCTAATTTATTTTTAAGACCATTAAGTGACCCTTCTGTAAATTCAATTTCACGTCTGAATGCACGATATTGTTCTTCAGAAATTTTACCGTTTTGAAATTGAGCTTGTACTTGTTGTTCCGCTGCCTTTAATTTATCTAGCTTTTGTGTGGTGTTTTCAATTTGCTGAGTCAATAATTTTTGTTTTTGAGAAAGTGCCTCAATATTCCCAGGGTCAAATTTTAAAAGGCGCTCAACATCTTTTAATTCTTTAGCCAAAGCATCACTCTGTTTATTTACATCTTTTAAAGCATTTTGTAACGGTTGAGTATTCCCACCGATTTCTATCGTAATCCCTTTAATTCTTCCTGCCATTTTCTCACCTCATTTCTTAGAAGGAATCAAAGTCTTTTTGATTTGCTTTTCTAACTTTTTCTTTGTCTGGATTCTCCATTTCAGCAAACTCAGCGATGTAATCAAAACAATCACCGATTGTCATAGTTTCCAAATCCCAATGCGTTAATTTCGCTTTATAACAAAGAGCAAGGAACAAATCAGTGGTTAATTCTTCATCACTGAATGTCCCTTGCTCTCCATTGTTTTCTTTTATTTTTTTTTTGCTCCCATAGTGACTTGAACTAGTTCCATTATGTCTGGCATGATTTCTTCAATTGGGAATTCTTCAAATTCATCCAGCCACGTCATAGGATCAGGAATACTTGAATCAGCCGTTTTAGCGAATAACCAAGTCAAATCATAAACAAGCTCAAAGTCCACTTTACTTAAATCAAGATTAGATGTATCGATAGGTTGTTGTGATCCATCTGATGAAGTTAATGTACTAATTGCTCCTAACCCCATCATATCTGCAAATAAATTACGTCTGAATTGTGCTTTATATCGTTTAACTGTTGCTGCTGTACTTTTTAATCTGACTTGTTTTCCGTCTATTGTAATTGTCTTTTCCATTTACTATTACGCTCCTTTTGGTGCTGCTGGTTTTTTAACGTACACTTCTTTGTACCAGTTATCGTAAATAGCTTGAGTTGTTTTAGAAGTTGTTTTTGTTTTAACCATTGGTCTTCCACCAGGCGCTAAAACAATTGGACTAGAAACAAATTTCAATTCATTTGTATTCGGTTCAGCTGAGTTTGTCTTTGTTTTAGATGCAATTGTCGGACGACTTGCTGCACAGTTATACATAACATGTCGAGTCGCATTTACATCGCCATCGAATTCAAATAGTAACGCAAATGGTTTTCCTTTGGCATCAGCTAATTCATTTAATACACCATCTGTCTCATCTAATTGCTCGCCTAATGCATCGATAGCAAATTGCTCCGGAATAGTCGCGATGGATAGCGTTCCATCATAACCTTGGTTATTACTTGCTGCATAGTAAAGCATGTCATCTGCATAGAACTCAATTAAATCACCGCGTGGTTCAAAAGTTAATTCAACTCCACCAGGTAATGGAATTGGCGTACCAAATTTCACTAAAAAATCTTGTACATCATATGGAACATAATGTACATTCTTCAGACCAAACGTAACTTTATTTTCTTTATTCACCTACATCAACCTCGTTTCATAAATTTTTTGATACATTTTTTCAGATTCAATAAAAGTCCCATACGAGTCATAAGGAATTTCATGATCGTCTAGGACTTGTTCAAGTTTGGCTTCTGCAACTAAATCTTTTTTAGTTGTATAAAGCTCTATATTTAAATCATTTATCTTGTGATAGACTTTGTTATCAGCCATGTGATTTGCTGATCCGTCCACAAGAAAACAAATATAAGGCGGTGCTGGAACTGGATTAGTTGGCGTTGCTGTGAAATGCGAATAAGCCACAGGATAACCTGTAGCTTCAAGAATTTTTGTTAGTTCTCCTAATGTCATTGCCCGACCGCCCTTTCGATACGTTTTGGCAATTCATCAATTACATACTCTTCAACTGGACGAATATGAACTTGTGCTGGAACTCGACCACCACCGACTTTCGCATGTCCCTTTTCCAAAAGATGCGTTAGTTGTCCTTGCGTATTATGGAGGACAACACCATTACCTTCTTTTTTCTTACGCCACCCTTTACGATAAGCACCTGTTTTTTTAGGGCTACCTTGCTTTAACTTACCGACAGCAATATCTCCCACTTCATCAATTTCATTTTCTAAGTTTTCTTCCACAACATTCGCATATCTTTGTAATTCTCTAGCAAGCTCATTCGCAAAATCATTCATATTAAGTATGCTCCTTTGCGATAATGGTCAATGTTTGATACATTTCATCATCATTCATTGGCGGTTCGATAATATCAAAGATACGACCCTTCATTTTAATTCTCATTAATTCTGTAATACCTGTTGTATAAGGAATTACAAATCGGCAAATTCGTGTAGACTGTGAAGCTGAAGCTTCAATATACTCCGAGCCTTTTACCGTTTTTATCATCGCCCATGCTTTTTTAACTTCTTGCCAATCCGTTGCGATTGGCTGGTTTAATTCATCCTTTATTTCTACAGATTGTTCAATAATAATTCGATTCCTACGATCACCTGTATTCAGTGGCTTTTTGTACTGAAAAGGACGCATATTAATCACCGTCCAATTTGATTTCTTCTAATGCTTTATCAATACCTAAACTATTAATCTGACTTAAAAAGTTCTTATCAAAATACTCTAGGGCATCATTATAAACATAACGAGAACGTTCAAAGACTAATTCTTTGAACTCCTCGTCATTTTCAATATCATAATCACCACAAACTCTTAATAAGGCTTTATTAGACGTTGATAGGATGCGCTTTAAGTTATCGTCTTCATCATCACCTAAGTGCATCCTATCTTTGAAATCTTGTAATATTTCAACTGAAATTGTTACGTTGTTCATTCACTTCACCCTTTATTTAGTTTTTGTTTCTGCAGGTGGCGCAAATGAAATTTCTAAATCATAAACAAGAGCCGCTTTGTTATCTTTCGGTTTCCCGTTAGCAAATTGTTTAATTGTATAAAGAGTAGCATCTTCGAAAGCTAATGTTTGATCAAATTCTTTTAATTTATATCCTCCTGCAATTGCAGCAATGTATTGCCCTTTTACAAAGAATAATGCCTTACCAACAGGAACTTCTTCACATTCTACAGGTTTAATATTATAAGGTAATGCCATTACCCATTGACCCGTTGCAGTTTGAATTGTATTACGTGCTTGTACGCCAATTGCATCAATTGGGTTAACAACCATTACAATTTTATTTAATACTTTTCTTGATTTGCCTTTTGCATCAACAGATAACGCTTTTACTACTTCATAGAGTTCTCCAGCTACAATCACGCCCTTTTCAGATGGCGCAAATGTTAATTTACCAGAAGATTTTTTATCAGTAACTGCGCCTGTCTCTGGGTTTACATCCTTCATTAAACCAACTGGTTGATGTGCGACTGAACCACCGCCATTAATGAAACCGAATTCTAGACCAACAGAATATGTTTCTACTAAAACAGTTCGAACATAGCGTTCAACCCATTCTGGTCCAAGTTCTCTCATATCATTCGGAATCGCTGCAAATGCTGTTAATTTAAGTTGTCCAATTTTTTCTTGTTTAAAGATAGCATCAATTTGCCCACGAATTTCGCCGAATAATTCGCCCCATACATAGGCTTTCGTCGCATCAGAATAGATAAATTTCGTAACAGCTCCTAAATCTTGCAGACCAATTTCAGCCAATAACGGATGTTCTGTAACTAAATCTTCAAATACACGCTCTTGTGTCGTTACAGGAAGAATTTCGCCGTCCGTAAATCCACCTTCTTTTACAACAGTATTAAAGAATTTTGTTTCTGCTGAAGTTAAAACATTTTGACCACGTTGTTGTAAAATTGAACGATCTAGCATATCATTATTCACTTGCTCACGGACTGTATTTGCTACATCCGTTTGTAATGCATCAAAGAAATTTTCAAACGCTGTTGTTTGCTCTTTTTCTGTACTTTCAGCATTAGTTAGAGTATTTGTTAATTTTGCTTTTGCCTTAGTAAACGCTTCTGATTTATTAAATGTAATGACCATTATGTGTTTCCCCCAGTTTTTATAATTTTAAAAAGAGCCCTTTAATCCCGCTGTTTATTACAGCTGTAGGACTAGGCTCTCTTGATTGATTCTTATATTGACTTAATTCATTTTGCATGGATTGCATTTGAGCTTTTAATTGTGCGAGCTCCTCATTCGTGTTGTCTTCCACAGTTGTTGCAGTAGAAGTAGCAAATCCAATTTCGACTGCTTCATTTGCGCTAAACCATGTCTCTTCATTTACCATATTGCGGATTTCTTCTCTCTCGACATTTGCACGAGTCATGTAAATATCAATGATGCCATCTTCTAATTTTTCGAGCATATCAGCTTCTTTTCGCATAAGTGTTTTACTGCCCCACACAATTGTGGAAGCCTCATGGATCATCATCATTGAACCCGCTCCCATTATTAACTCATCTGCTGCCATCGCTATTACAGATGCCGCTGAACAAGCCCATCCATCTACATGGACTTTAACCTTTCCTTTATGCGACTTTAGACGATTGTATATAGCAATCCCATCAAAAGCACTGCCACCAGGGGAATTAAGATGAATAACTACATCGTTATTTCCTGCTGCTTTCAAAGCATTATCAATATCAGCTGCAGAAGTAGACTCCCACCACCACGATTCACCAATATCTCCGT